CGTTAACACCAAATGGCAATTCGCGTTGTGCTAAATCTTTAGAAATTAATTTACCGCCAAGGGCTTGTAGCATGAAGATAAGTCCCTGTGCTGGGTTAAGACCAGCCAACATGCCATAGCGAACATCTGCTGAGTAATCACCCTTGATGTCCTTTGATGGTAGATATTCAATTGCATACGGGCTACCAGAATCAATGCCACGAATAGACTTTGTTTCATTAAAGAACATCTCATCTACTTCAAAGCATAGTGAGATTACAGTCTTTAGTGCAGATGCAAAGATAGCCTGTGCTGATTTAACCTGTGTATCAAATCCACCCATAAGAGCCTGAACACCAGAGCCAGTAATGATTGACGCATCAACATTACCAGTACGTGATTCAGGATAGCGTGTTCCAGTACGCAGTTCATTTTGTAGAACAGCCTGCTCATTAAATGCGCTTGCAGGAACTGGAAGTTCCACACGGCGCACACCAGCAGGGTTTGCAGTTCGGATAATACCATCTCCACCGAACTGGAATTCGTTCACATCATCAGGAACAATAAGTGGTGACTGGACTGCTTTCTCCGCCGCTTCCATTGCAAGTAATGCAAATCTATTGCGAAGCAACTGAATACCAAGCACGTCATCAAACTGTCCACGCATCTCACCATCAACGGTAGGACGCTTCGCCACAATTACCTGCATCTTGCCAAGTGGATTCTTAGCGCGAGAAATAACTAGGTTCTGACGGGATGGAACGTAAATCAATGATTGGTCTTTGTCGTAGTAACGAACAATTTCCATCTCACGATTCATATCTTGGTCATAACCATCACGACCAAGCAGCATATCTATATGCTCTGGGAATTGAGAAATCAATTCAACCAAAGTCATAGAGTAGCGTTTAGCAAAAGCAATGCAGCGTCCGTAGCGGTCAAACTCAGGATAAGCCCCGACTGGACTTTCTACGCGAATACGCGGCAGTTTTGCTTCAGTGTCCAATTCAACAATGAACGGGACAAACCCAAATGTAATATACCAATCTGCACCTGTGTACATTTGTACCTGTAGGTCAGAGTGATATAGATAGTTAGCAGCAATGCGAGTACGATTATCTGCTGCTTTACGAGCACGGTCCTTTACTTGACTAACTACTGAGAGTTAACCGCAGGAAGTGGAGCCATAACTTCTGATAAGTCACGGGCTACGATATCAACGAAGTTAGCAACTACGTTTGCATCTACGCCATCTGGAAAAAAGTCTGGATAAACACTAGCAATATCACCTTGACGTACCATTAGTACATCCTTATGGCGAGCATCACGAGCGCGAGCACGGTCTTTTAGACTTTCTACACGTGCAAAGATTTGCTTATCTAATAGCATTATGCTCCTGCTCTACGTCTTGTTTCAGCAACAATTGCTTTAATCTTTTTTAATTGTGCTGGTGTTAGTTTCTTTTGTGCTGCCGCCAAGCGGTCATCAACTGATTGAATCTTTTTAGGCTTAGGCATATCTGGTTTAAATTTAGCATTAGCACGTTGTTCTGCTAATCTAAAAGCAATCTTTTCTTCTTTGCTTAAACTAGCAATAGCCCTACTAATGTTGCTCATTTCATCTGCCAGTGCAACTGATTCATCACTTGCCTTAGACATACGAGATTCAATTGTTGGCGTACTCTTGTTATCATTCTGGAATGCTTGACGCATTCCTTCTTTTAAACTTTTCTTTTCTGCTTCTGCTGCTTTGCCAGTAGGCTTTGTAACTTTAATGCTGCCATTTTTGCCTTGGACTTTATCTTTAATATTTACTTTAACAACTTCTTTTTTAGCCGCTCTAGTCTCAGCCTTTTTTGCTTCAGCAGTCTTTTTACGTTCACGCTTTAATGCTGCCTTAGCCATAGCCTTTTGACGTTCAGTAACTTCAGATGCAGCAGACTTCTTTGGTGGCTTTACTTTTGATGGAGAAATGCCAGCCTTGATATTTTCTTTTCTTTCAATAGCCTTTGCAATTCGTCTATCTTTTGCTGCTTTGATTACATCAGGTGCAGCCTTAGATGTTTTAACAGAAGTATCTATTTTAGGATTACGCTTATAAAAATTATAAAGTCCTTGTGCAATATCCTTTTGAGTAAGGTTTGTTTTCTCAACCTGCTTATTATTAAGGATTTCTTTGATAAGAGCCTTTTCACCTTCGGCAGATGTAACAGATTTAGCCCTCTTTGCAAGGGCTGCTGAAATAGCCTTTTTCAGAATATCTTTGGCTGCAGTTGACGATACGCCGCCCCCACCACCAATACCCTCAAAGGGCTTATCTGAACGTGCCATTAATTATCCTTATCCGTATTGTTCTTCCCATTGCTGTTGCATAGCAATGTCTAAATTAACAGTGCCTCGGTTTTGCAGTTGCGCTCTTGTTGCCCAGCGATTTTCCGTATACCTTGATATAACAGATGATTGCTGCATAAACTCACGACATCTAATAAAACCAAACCATAATGCCATCACGCAGTCAGTCTTACCTTTGGTGTTCGGTTTCCAAGTGATTAGTTGTTGAACTAAAGCCTTTAAACCCTCAGAGCCATTGGTAGATGGAAACTCAATTTGGTTATTGTTTTGGAACTTACCATCACGTATAGTGCCAAGCATGTTAGACATACTCGCCACACCATGGTCAGTATCCCACTTATTCTTGCTAGTAAAGTGTGGTTTCAAGGTGGTGCCATATTGTGCAAGCCACGTTCTTAAATCCTCATCCAGTTGGTAAGCCTTCTGGTGAGCGTTAATCTCAACGCGAATCTCATTAGGTCGGTACTTGATAGTTAATTGTTCAAGCATTGCTCTAATTTTTTGCGGTGTAGGCTCGGACATGTTTTCACAATCCAGCACATAAATTTTTTTGTCAACGCGGTTATAGGTCATAACCACAAATGCCGCATTACCTCTACCCATAGCAGGGTCAAATCCAATAATGGTAAAGCCTTGTACCTGTGTCGGATGTCCCACCGCGCCTGGTTTTAATGCACCACGCTGACGGGTTCCCTTAACACACGCCTGAACCAGCGCGGGCGGGAAGATGGAATCTTCTTCGACATCCTCCTGCTGATAAACCATTGCCCAAGTAGATGGGGTAACTTCACCACGGCGTTTTGCTAACGCCTCGCCATCCCATTTAGGAAATAGCCCTTGCTCATCAGGTGCGATATCTTCATCGCCGTCCCATGGTCTATCGGATTTAGCCCAAAGGGTTACCCATTCTTTTGGTTCTTGCCCGTACTCCAATACCGCAGGCATAGCCATGTAAGTAAAAGGGCACTTACCGCCAGACCAATACTTCGGGTTACGGAGTTCTTTATAGAAATCAATCGTGCCAATTCGCGTCCCTACAATTAATAGTTTGCCGTTCTTACCCAAACGGGTAATAACTTCTTTTTGTAGCCAGTCAATCTGCTTCTCGAACTCATGTGCGTTAGCAGTTGTAATACAGTCATCCAAGATAATCAAATCTGCACGTGCGCCATAGATTTGCCCACCCATGCCTAGGGCTTGGATAGTGGGGTCCTTCTCGGATGAATCTCTCGCATCGCCCCCAAGGTAAACGGTATCCACTCTCCAGGTATCAGCATCCTGCTTCCAACCCCCTTCTGGTCCATATGCTGTTTGCAGTTTTAACCAGCGCGGGTGAGACAGTCGTTGCTTGATTGCATACACGAACTCTCGTGCCTTGTTTAGGGTCTTACTTACCACAATGATACGAACATTGGGATTGAGGGCAATGCGATAAGTTGAATAGTTAACCGTAATCACGGTACTCTTAGCGTGCTCAGGTGGCACGTTTAGTAGCAAACGGTTCTGGTCGCCAGGCTCAAAGGTCATACTTGGGTGGAGCCAAGATGGCTCACGCCCTTCCAGTAGGTCAATCCAATCTTGGTGATGTGGAAAAACCTTTTGGTCTAGAAATACTTCTGAGAATTGGGGGAAGGATATTTCATCCTTTGCTACCCCTAGGGCTTGGGTTGATTTATTCTTAGCATCATCCTTAGCGGCTTCTAGGTCACGGGCAAATTTCTTATCCCGCATCATCCAGATTCTTAGGGTATCTGGCTTATAGCCTATCTGCTGCATGGCACGTTGAGTGCCCATACCTTCGGCTACAAGGGCAATTAGTTTTGCCTTTGCGGCTGCGGTTGCTGCCGTTCTTGGATTGTTGCTTTTATCAAATGCCATTAGATTCCTTTGCCTCATGCCGTCCCAAAGGCAGAATTATCCCGCATACAAACAGCCTGTACAGTCTGTTAGTAACAGACAGTAGATACTGTCTGTACGCAAGGTCCTAAAGACCTTGCTATAGTATAGAAGCAGTAAACTGCTTCTATATATATTAATCCGTTCAAACACCCAAAACGAACGTTTTTGGGCAGGTGATTTACATCACAGTATTAAAAGAGCAGGTCAGAGCCATATTCTATCTATTCTGTAGCAGGGGTACTGCTGTACAGAAATATTTTTTACAGAGATACTACATACATCTGCAAGACTATTAAACAGTCTGGGGTCACTGCGTGACCTGACAGCCTGTTTAATCCTGGCAGTTGTCCCGTTACAGGGATTGCTGACTGGCTAGCAGTCTGCGGACGCTTCATTAAAAACATTCCGCGCCCCTATCAGTTTAATCTAAATTCTGAACTGACTATAGTAAATCAGAATCCTATGCAGTGGCATGTCAGTCAAGCAAAAAGCGCTTGACAGACCTGCCTAGTTACTTTATGTAATTAGAAAGGTTCTAATTAAGAAAGGATAGTTATGAGTAAAGTTAGAGAATGTAGTGATTGTAAATATGATATCACAATCCTGAATGAAGATGGATTGGATTGTGAAAGTTTAGGTAAAGAGCATAAATGGCACGATGTAGATGTATTTGATAATATGTGTTGTGAGT